GCCTTTAGCCTTGCGGCCTGGACATGCGCATTTGGACCCTGGACATGGCGCTGGAATGGGGAACGCCATGGGTATCGGTTGGCGTGTGACCGCCTATCGCTTCGGGTGTTTCAAGCCCGTGAGACAGACGGTAGCGCCGACCGGGGGCAGCGTCAAGGGCGTTCGGAATACCCACAACGCCAGAAGGGTAAGCTAGGAAAAGTGATGCAGCGATACCCCCATTCCTGACCCATCTTTGTTTCAACGATCCTCGAAATGGGAGAGGGTAAGGTACTGATATATATATAAAATCAAAAAAAAAAAAAGAATAATACCTATATTGTAGGCTCTGTCTTGGCTCCCCTCTCTCTGAAGTAGTTGCTAGGGGATGCAACGGCTTTCCACACCCCCTCTAAGCCAGACCTGCCAAAAATGGTAATTTTCATCCCGGCGCTCTGGAGGCCGCGGAATGCCTCGCTCGCGGCCCCCACCAATGTTGAAATGCGCCTGAGCATTAATGATCGCAGTTTTCCAAGGCCGCCCGCAGGCTCTCCGCCAGTCGGCGGACGCGCCACGCCTCGCGCTCAGGCACCCACACGGCAACCTTGATGCAGCCAGCGTCTCGCATGGCCTGGGCGTACCGCTGAGAGCGGGCCGACGAGGTGTGGTCCTGTGGCATGGCTCAGTCCTCCCGCGCCGGCATGTGGTCATAGGCGATCGTGGCAGCGTCCAGCACCGTCGCGGCATGATGCGCCAGGGCGGAGGCCCGGTCGCGCTGACCGTTCTCCGCAGCGATTGTGGCCTGACGGGACAGGTGGGCGCCCAGGTCCGTCAGTGCGGTGGTCATCGTCTCGGCATCGAGCATCGTGTGGGTTCCTTGTGGGAGAGTTGTGGGGAGGTGGTGGCGGCGCGCGGCCCATAACTGAAATCAATGGGTACGCGCGCTGCCATTTATTCCCGTTATGGCTCAGGCGTCTTCCCAATCGCCGTCGCTGATGGCCTTGTCGGCGGCGTCGTTGAGCATTTCGTAGACGTCCGCTTCGCCACGCGCCCCGAGTTCGTCAGGAGCGCCGACAACGAAGGTGCGGGTGTCGCGGTCATTCTCGGAACGCCAGTCCACGGCGTAGCCTGCAGCGGCCGCCCAGGCTTCCAGTTTGGCGCGGGCCGCGCCCTCGATCGCGTCAACCGCTGCGCTGCTCTCGCAGCCGTCCACGTCCGCGATGTTCTGCTGGTGGCAGATCACGTAGATGGTGTTGGTCATGCGCGTTCTCCTGGCTGGTCTAGGTTGCGGGGCGCTCGCCCCATGCATCCCAAGGTATGTGTGATCGCATCACGGATCAAGCGAAATTGCACCAATCTGGTGAAGTCATTGACGCGCAAGGGCTTATCGGTGAACGTAATTCAAACTCGGCTTACCGCGCCCGGCTTAGGCCCGGCGCCTCGTAAGGAGGGCACCATGGCCGCGAAGACCGCCGCCAAGCCCAAGGCACCGGCCCGCAAGCGGGGGCGCCCGCCCAAGGGCAAACCCGTCGATACCCCCGAAACCCGCGATGAAATCCTGCGCCGCGTCGCCGATGGCGAGCCGTTGGTGCGCATCTGCGCCGACGATCACATGCCCGATGTGGTGTCGGTCCACAACTGGCGCCGCAAGGACTCCGAGTTCGCCGAGGCGTTCGAGCGCGCCCGGCAGGACTCGGCCGACAAACTCGCCGACGAGATCATCTCTCTCGCCGACGAGAGCATGGCCGCCACCGACAAAACGCAGGCCCAGGCGTACCGGCTCCGGGTCGACGCCCGCAAGTGGGCCGCGGCCAAGCTCAAGCCGCAGTCCTACGGCGACAAGCAGCAGGTCGAACTGTCGGGCGAAGTGGCGATCCGCCAGTTGGACGACAAGGAGTTGGACAACCGCCTCGTTGCGCTGATGGCCGCGCTCGACGCCTCCCTGCACCGATGACCCCGGAGCAGATCGCCGCGCTCCCCCGCCGCCAGCGCGAGGAGCTGCTGCTCCTCCTGGCCGAGAAGGACCGGCGGGAGCGCCGCAGGCGGTACGAGCACCTGTTCCCCGACGAGACGCACACCTGGCGGGGCGAGACATTCCACGCCCGCGCCCTCTACGGGCCGCACATCGAGTTCCTGGACTCCACGGGGGAGTACAACGAAGTCGCCATGATGGCCGGCAACCGGACAGGCAAGTCGGAAGCCGGCGGTTATGCCGTCGCCACATGGCTCACGGGGCGGTATCCCCACTGGTGGGCCGGTCGCCGCTTTCCGGGGCCGGTCCGCGTGTGGGTGGCGGGCGACACCAACGAGACGACGCGCGACATTCTCCAGGCCAAGCTGTTGGGCGAGGTCGAGTGGGACGGCAGGCACAAAGCGGTCAGCGCCACCGGCCTGATCCCCGGCGACGCGGTGGACCTGACAAGCTGCTCCTGGCGCCAGGGTGTCGCCGACCTGCTGGACACCGTGCGGATTCGCCACGAGAGCGGCGGCTACAGCGTCCTCGGGTTCAAGAGCTACCAGCAGGGTCGCAAGAGTTTCCAGGGCACCGCGCAGCATGTGGTGTGGCTGGACGAGGAGCCGCCGGCCGACGTCTACACCGAGGCCCTGACCCGCACGGCCACCACCGGCGGGCTCCTGATCGCCACGTTCACGCCGCTGTCCGGCCTGAGCGCCGTCGCCAAAGGTTTCCTGCCGGGACCGTGAGCCCGGCTTGCAAGTGGTCATGTGGGTGGCGGCCACTCCTACAGCCGCAACACGGGGCAGGTGGTCCGGGGGTGTGTCGTCCACCCGGAGCCGCCGCGGCTGCGAAGACCTCGATCGGTAACCGATGCGCGCCCCACACCCTTTAGCGAGGGGGACACTTCGCGCGCACGGCATCCGCAAGCCTGGGCCGCCGGCAAAGCATCAAGCAGGAAATCGAGGTAAGCCCCGCTTTTTCCTTCAGCACGGAGCCTGACGCCATGGAGTACCTGATCCTGTTCGCGCTGATCGCCGCGTTCTGCATCGTCATGGCCCTGGTCCGCCAGCGCAGCCCGTTCCAGGACTGGTAATGCCCCGGATCAGCGACAACCGCTACGTCGTCATGTGCGGTTGGGATAGCGCGCCGCACATCGACGAGGCGACCAAGAGCAAGCTGCTGGACTCCTACCCGCCGCACGAGCGCGACGCCCGAACCAAGGGCATCCCCGGCCTGGGGTCCGGCGCCATCTACCCGATCGTGGAAAGCGACTTCGTGGTCAAGCCGTTCATGATCCCCGCGTTCTGGCCGCGCGCCTTCGGCCTGGACGTCGGCTGGAACCGCACCGCCGCCATATGGGGCGCCTACGACCGCTCCGTCGATTGCGTCTACCTCTACACGGAGCACTACCGGGGGCAGGCCGAGCCCGGCATCCACGCCCAGGCGATCAAAGCCCGTGGCGACTGGATTCCCGGCGTCATCGACCCAGCCTCGCGCGGGCGCACCCAGGTCGACGGCCAGCAGCTCTACGTCATGTACCGCCAGCTGGGCCTCAACATCGCCCCGGCGGACAACAGCGTCGAGGCCGGCATCTACGAGGTGTGGCAGCGGTTGAGCACCGGCCGTCTCAAGGTGTTCTCCACCTGCGTCAACTGGCTCGCCGAGTACCGCATCTACCGCCGTGACGAGAAGGGCCGCGTGGTCAAGGAGAGCGATCACCTCATGGACGCCACCCGCTACCTGATCGTCTCCGGCCTGCAGCGCGCCGCCACCCAGCCGGCCGATAAGCACGACGTCATGCCCGTCCTGCCCGCCGACAGCCGCGCCGGATTGTGAGGACCAGCCCAATGCCCGATCTCGCCCTCGCCGCCGACCCGCAGATGCAGGCGGACGCCGAACTGCGCATGGAAGAAGCCCTCGGCCAGGTGGTCGGGCGCCTCCAGGCGCAGGCCGACGAGCAGGTGCAGCGCAAGAGCCTGATCGAGGACCGCTGGCTGGAAGACCTGCGCCAGTACCACGGCCAGTACGATCCCAAGACCCACTCTCGCCTGACCGCCAGCCAGCAGTCCCAGGTGTTCGTCAACCTCACGCGATCCAAGACGAACGCCTGGGAGGCGCGGCTGGCGGACATGCTGTTCCCGACCGATGACCGCAATTGGGGCATCGCGCCCACGCCGGTCCCGGAAATGGAGGAAGCGCAGGACGAGGGCCAGAAGCAGCAGGCGGAGGCCATGGTCGCCGAGGCGAAGAAGCGCGCCGAGGCCATGGAGCGCGAGATCGACGACCAGCTGCGCGAGTCGAGCTACAACATCCGGTGCCGCGACGCGATCCACGACGGCTGCGTGCTGGGCACCGGCATCATCAAGGGCCCGGTCACCAGCCAGCGCGTGCAGCGCAAGTGGGGCAAGGCGGAAGACGGCCCGATGGCCGGCACGCACGTCCTCGCCACGGTGGAAGACCCGCGCCCGGAATACCGCCGCGTCGATCCGTGGGCCTTCTTCCCGGACATGAGCGCGCGGACCATGGACGAGGCGCAGTTCACCTACGAGCGCCACCTGTTCACGTCG